TCAAATCTGAATTCTAAACAAGTTGAATTTTGAAATTCTTTTTGAAGTTGTACTTTCCAGATCCGTCCGGGTACGGATTTTTAACTTTTCTATGAATCGAACTTTAGCTTCCGACGCTTTCTCTGTCTGATTCAGATTATAGGCAATGGCTCCGATAAATAAATCACACAGCTGTAATAAATCCAGTTCATGAGAACGCACATGCTGAATTTTTTCAATGATCTCCATCCTGACATTCAGTATGTCTTTCAGCTTTTCAGTCCGGTAAGAGCTGAGATTATCTTTAATATCCAAATAAATATTATAATGCCAAACCGGATCCAAAGTATGAAAAAGCAACTGATAATACATCAGATAGTAAAATTTATTGTAATCATGATCACATTTATCGGCAATATACCGGCTTTTATCTACGATAATCGCCCTGAATCGTATCCCTCCTTTTTTGAAAAACCAATCTACCAACTTCGCATAAAACGGATAATTCCACTCATTCAAATAAGTCCATTTCACTTCCAGTGTATTCTTATATTTCACCCGCAAGCTTTTCAGCTCCCCCTTCATCTGTTCTATTTTATGCAAAGGAGCCGCAATATACCCCAATACCATGAACCGTTTGCCATCTTTTTGAAGATGACAGCTCTCATCGCAATAATAATTATATACCCAAGACCCACGCATGATTTTAAGGATAAGAAGATTAAGGCTAATTTAAGCAATTTTTACCTGAAAACAAAACCCAAACACATTTTTTCCCTTTACATAGCAAAATCTTTGATCTGGCGGTAAAACGTCGGCATTGGAAGCATGTAAAAACCGGTGATTTGCCGGAAAGTTGTCATCTGTCATTGCACTTACCTTTCACTATATTTGCTGTATGAAAAGGGAAATAATAGCATTCGGAGATTATTATGACAATCTCATGAAAACCCTGTCAGCGACCGAGCCTAAAAAGGTTCATTATCTACTTGACCTTCTACAGATCAGAAATAGAATTAGTACGAAATTCGTCATATTTATCAGAGATAGCCTCTATGAAATAAGGACTATGTATCATGGAAATATCTACCGGGTATTTTTCATTTTCGATGAAGGCCGGATTGTAGTTTAAGGGGTAGATTTGTCAACTTTAAACAAAAAACAGGACGCACTGATAATCAGTGCGTCCTGTTTTTTGTCGAGATGACTGGAATTTTGACGTCACTGGAAGTTTTTTATTTATTGGGTTTTAATTTTTGTCAATTTTGTCTATAGCATCAGTCTTCATTTCACCACTATCCACCACTTCTTTTTCTTTTTTCAACAATTCTATTAGTTGCTGTTGTTGTTTTATTAATTCTATCTGTTGATCTAATACTTGAGTTATTTTTTTATCAACTTGGGAGGTTTTTGATCTATTTTCAGTCAATTCTTTAATTTTTACTTTATCATACTCTTTGTTGACAAATCTAAACATGCTGCTAATTGCATATAACGATAATAGTATAAAATCAAGAATAAAATAGCAATTTACTCCACGTATAAAACATAAAAAGAATAATTTAAAAAAACAGATCAAGCTATCTTTAGAAACAGAAGTCCAATAATACTGACTAATATCAAGATTAAAAAAATCATACAATGCCATCAACATTAAAAGTACAATAGATAATATTGATATTAAAATACAGTATGTAGTAATTGCCGTAAATTGCTTGAAAAAATTTTTAACTTTAAGAAGATCTATTTTTTCAATATCATTATATTTTATTGTAAAATCTATTCTCTGAAATTTATCATAAACAGTAAGTATGAGAGCTAAAAAAAGACCTACAAATATTGAAAATGCAGTAATGGCATAATCTATAAATTCATTATTCAAACCTTTAGGAAGACTAAATACAAATAAAAATGAAACGACAATAATACTCCACTGAGCAATATTGAAAAAAAATTTCGGTTTCTTTCCTTTACCCAGAATATCAGTATACTGCCAATAGTGGCCTTCTCTTATTAGGAATGATATAAATGTCTTAATTTTCACTGATTTGATTCAAAAGTGATAATTCTCCATGGACTATTTCTAAAAGACCGAAACAAAAACCTTTTAATTCTAAATAATCAGGAAATCCATATTCATCTATAGTAATACCTTTATTCTCTAAGAAAATTACAGGCTTTATTTTCAAGTCTTCATCATTAATATCAAATGGACTTTCATTATGTGTAGTATTGTTTTTTATAAATGCTTTTTTCTTTGTAAAAGAACTTAAACGCTTAATACCTATCCTGTTAGATAAAATCTTGTTTATTATCGTCGGATGTTCTTCATACTCAATTCCCTTTTGGGATTCTATGGTCACAGTAACCTTTAATATATCATCAACATGTTCAATTGGAAAACCAAGGTCATCAGTTAAAACTTCACCACTAAAAGCATATTTTTTAATATATCCATCACTTTTGAATTGATCCTGAAATAACTTAGGGTAAAAAGGTTTTATATCTGGAATTAAATAACCTGGAATATTAGAAAAAAGATCCCTAATTTTATTTTTTAATAAAGATGTAAGCGATTCAGAGGTATAGGACTGAACCATCAATACACCTTGATGCGAATTCATAGGTAAGTGTAAGAAAAAATAGAACTGATCAGCAATTACATCATCTTGCTGGACTCTATCTTGTCTAGCCTTGTCATTTACTTTAGATCTGGTTCGGAGTAAACCATATTTCCCTCCATATAATTTCCCTTCAATAACATTCCTTTCAGCATGAGGAGCAATATCGCAATCGTCATGTTCAACATCTGCTCTAAAAATGGTCATTGCTTTTTTATCCTTTTCATTTTTTATATATTCTCCGGAGGCAAATTGAGATACAAACAATCTGAAGAAATCAAGGAAAAGTATATTTTCTTCCTCTTCTTCCTCTGTATACTCACCTTTTTTAATTAAAAGAGCATTTAAGAAAGCTTTGAAGGAATAAAGGGAAAGATCATTACGACTTACCTTGAGATTAATAGTAAAAACTTCAAGTTTAGGAGTATGAGCCATAACATAAGTATTAAGTTAATAATTAGCACATTTATTGTATTTCCCAAGTCTTTCTATTACGAGTAAAGATTAATTTTTGAGAATTATTTTTTTACAGGTTTGAGTTTTAATAATAAATCGACGTTTGTTTTTACATTACTAACAAGACGTCTAAATTCATTCTCATTAATATCAATAAAGGGGTGGTCATGTTCAACATAACGACACCTTGTTCTCTCTAAACGTTCATTTAAAAATTCTATGAGTAATGTATTAGTTTCATCAAGAGCATTTAACAATATCTCTATTTCTTTTCTTTCTATAAGCATGATTATTTAGTATTTAGGTTCTATTTGTCCGAAAATCCGCTTGCATCGGCACATCCGGCACCATCGTCCTTTGGGGCATCCGTTTTTTTCATTTGCCTCAGAAGTTCGGCAAAATTATCAGCGTGTTTTTCATTGACTCTGATTAATGCCTCTACATGTTCATCCCGTCTTTTAATGGCGGCCATTAATTCTTTAATTGTTTCTGAATCTTTCTGTTTTTCCTCTTCTTTTATAACTTTTTCTTCAACACAAGTATACATATCCCCTTCTCCAAACAGTACCCACTGTTTGTTTATAAAAGATATTTTACTTATTTTATCAAGAAAATTTGTTTGCAAAGCCTTTCTACCAGTCTTTATATCAGTAAAATCTTGAGATGAAAAACCCGCTTTCTCAGCAATTGCTTTAAAACTCTTGATTTTTCCTTCATTTACAAGCTTCTCTATAGCATATATAAAACGCTTTGTTTCAACGTTTTTTGCTTTTGGATAAAAATCTTCAGTAAAATATACTTCTTTTTCTTGCATATATAAGTATAAAATCTTTATATTTGTCTCATTAAACTTTTAGCAAGTTAACACAAAGAATTGAATTATAAAATAGTAAAAAGTATGAAAAAAGAAGATCTTCAAAAAATCAAGCAATGGCTTCCCCGTGGTTATGGCCGACGCATATACAATGAAACTGGTATAAGTTTCATGACCATTTATGCGACCATGAATGGGAAAACTCACAATCAAAAAGTAATTGACGCTGCAATAGCAATTGCTAAGGAAGAAAAAGAAAAAACCGAAAAGGCCAAAAACGAGATTGCAGCACTGTGATGAAAAGAATTTTAGATTAATACCAACCCTTTAAAATTTAGTTATGTCAGAAATAAAAAGTATACCCGTAAAGATAATCATCGAAGATGTAACAGGAGAGAATGAAGGCCTTATTTGGGAGTTGAATCGTGTTGGCGTGGAAGTTGGAGATATCAGAACCGGACTTTATAATCCTGAGAATAAATCAGTTCAGTTTTCAATAGGTTGTAATGACTGTTCTGTTTGGGTTGGCGAGACTTGCAGACTTTTAGAATCTTAATACTAACAAAAATCCCGCTTGCGGTTGGGGAACTTTCAGCGGGATTAAACTTTATCAGTTATGGAAACAAATGTACAGTACTTTGGCCAAAGTGCCAACATTCCGGCCGGAATATTTTCCGGTACCGAAATATTCGCTCACAGAGGGGAACTATATGCAATTTATAACGGAGTACGAATTTTATTCCAGGATCTACCCAGTATGGAAAAACGCAATTTTGTAGAAATGTACATGAAAGATAAAGAAAGTCAGGAATTTATCCGAAAACAATTTGGTATTACCGGCTTTGAGTCCGGTTTCAGGCAATGGCTTTTCTGCAAATTCGGGGCCCTTGATGGAGATCCGGACAGCATCAATGACCAAATTACGCCGGACACCTACAATTCTGCTTGCCAGCGAATCGATTGTCCCGGTCGTGGTAAAATATGCGGCAGCGATATCGCATTGAAAAGTTACGAAATTGCAACCTTACGTGAATTGAAATCCGGTAAAACAGCCAAAGAGATTGCAGACTCTTTATGTATCTCCGAACCCGCAGTCAAAAGCCGGATAGAAAAACTAAAAAACAAGTTTAATGTAGCTAATGCCGTTGCTCTGATCGGAATAGTTACAGAATTAGGAATATAGTCTGTGTTGAGTGACCTCCGGATGCCGCACCGGAGAAAGTCCAAAGCGGTGAGTTCTTTCACAAAGTCCCGGCCGTAGCGTCATGGCCGGGACGTCCTCCGGAGAAGATCGCAGGTGCGTAATAGGTAAGGATAACGGCTATCGCGCGAACAGCTGACAGAAGGTTATCCGGGTTCGAATCCCCTCTCCGGTCAATTAATTCCCAACATCAAAAACTATGAAAAAGAAAGAACAACAGTACCGCGTCTCTGACTTTGAAAACGCTATCCGGAAATCGGATCTCAATATCCTGATTTCAACAGTCAACTATCTTCCTGATTCTCTCTATGTAAAAGAGATCGTCGGATTTATCGAGCAAAATAACCGGGGCATCAGGGTTACCTGGAATAATACCGGCGAAGCATTTGTAGCAACTGCCAGAACACCAGAGTTTGACATTAAACTTTAACCTATGAATAAATATATTATAAAGGCCGCCAAACACGGAAAAGATGACCAGTTTGGTTTTAAAGAAGCTACAGAACATTTATACTTTTTTGCTGCCGGGCTAAAAGATTTACAGAAAACAATCTGGTGTCTGACTCCACCTGGATATCATGTAAGAACCGCACAATATTTCTCCCGCATTCTTCGTCCAGGAGATGCAAAATTGATAAATCCTCTGTCGAAAATTACGATGTTCGAAATAAAACTGATCAAACACCAACCTGTTATTAAACATGAAATAGAATTAAGTAATCCGGCCGGATATAAGCATAAACTAAAAGTGGTCTCACCTGATTCCTGGAAAATATAAAACATATAATCAATAGAACATAGTTATGGAGAAAATTTACATGATAAAGTACACTCTTACCAGAGTCCCGAAAAATAAACTACAAAAGAATATCGATGAATTATTACGGGTCGATGACCGTTTTCTGTTAAAAGAATCAGATTTCGATAAATACAAAGAATCGGTAGACAAACGAATCCAGAAAGCCAACGAAACAAATCGCAGGTGTAAACCCGAAAATAATTCCCTTGAAATAAGATTTAAATTTAAGGATTTTCCTGACGATCGGGAACTCTTTATAAGCGATTCTATGTTTGTTCTAAGATTTTTGGAAATAAAACCAGAAACAATAATCGATCACCATCTTTTAAGTATTTAACGATTTAAAGAAACTCGTTATGTCCGGCAAACAATGGACTAATACAGAGGACGATTTTATGAGAAAACATTATCCTTCTGAATCGAATCCTGTAATCTGTGAAAAACTGGGAAGAAGCCTCCGGAGCGTGTATTCCCGCGCAAAAATCCTGGGGCTGAAGAAAACCGCGGAATTTATGCAGGAACAATGGCAAATGTTGGCGGAGAATTTACAGAATAACGGAAAACGTTATCGTTTTCCCAAAGGAAATATTCCGGCGAATAAGGGAAAGAAAATGCCGGCAAATGTTTATGAGAAAGCCCGACAAACGATGTTCCGGAAAGGAAATATCCCGGCCAATCATAAACCGATCGGATATGAACGAATAAATGTAGATGGTTATGTCGAGGTGAAAGTTGCTGAACCCAACAAATTCAGATTAAAGCACCGGATTGTTTGGGAAGAAAATTTCGGGACTATTCCACCGGGATATAACGTTCAGTTCCGGGACAAAAATCGGCAGAATCTGCAACCGGATAATTTATATCTGATCAGCCGTTCAGACCAACTGAAAAAAGAGAATAGTATGTATGCCCGGTATCCGAAAGAATTACAACGGGTAATCCAAATAAAGGGAGCTTTACAACGTCAAATCAATAAATTCAAGAAAAATGAGTAATACAGGAATTACTTTGGTAGATGTCCGGCAAGAAGCCATGGATGCAATTCGAAAATTGAAAAGTGGGGATATCGATGTAAAAACAGCAGGCGCGATAAAAGATCTACTGAATACAGTAGTGGATACGGCCAAAACACAGGTTGCCTATATTCAGTCGATCCCAAATACAATAAAAGAACAGATGTCTGTGAATGAAGTAAAAGCTATTGCCGGCACTTTAGTAGATCGGGATGCCGAACTGGATAACTCATTAGCAGAAATCCGGCAAAACCAAAAACAAGTTTATAAATAAAGAGAAAACCGTTTTAATCACTTATCAATGAAAAGGGAACTCTCCCGTAACTGGGAATATATAACAGTCGGAAAAGATCCGGCCAGGGCAGAGTTGATTTGCAAGAATCTTCAGCGATGGGGATTCGAAACATTCATCCTAAAGCACAAAACGGTAACATCTCCACTTCGCTGTTATGTATATGTCAGAAAAGATTACGGAAAAAACAATGGAAACAGTCGATATAAATAGTGAGTTAAATGGGCTGTTAATTCTTTTTGACCGATATGTCCTCAAAGAGAAGAACGGAAAATTTCAATTTAGCGGTGAAATATTCGAATACCATTTTGCATGTGAAGTGCCGGCAGCAGAATTGGTGACAAAAATCGGCGAATTCCTGATAACGATTCCTAAATACATGTGGAACCTGAAAAAACAGGAACTGCAGAATACGGAAAATTAATGTAACGATGTAACTATGTATGTGGAGCAGCAAGATATATTGGATGCCACAAACGGTGGTCTGGATATTATCCTGTATTATTATCCTCAGGCCCGGCAGGCTTTAGAAACCAGAGAAAAAAGATTCAGAATAAGGGATGAGAGAACCCCTTCAGCTTCCCTGAAACAAGCCACAGACGGGAATTGGCTGGTAACTGACTTCGGTGATGACCAAATTCCCCGTAATGGGATACAGGTATGTGCCAAAGAAGAAGGGAAAAGCTTCAGAGAAGCGATTATACTTCTGGCAGGCCGTTACGGTATCGGTGCCCTAAAACAGGAAACAAACAAACCGGAAGTCGAATATCGTGATGCCCGCAGCGAAGAAGAAGAAGGGAGCTATTCCTTCGAAGTAAATGATACTATTTCCGATAATGAACTAAATATACTTGGTCCTAAAGTAACCAGGGAAGTTTGTAAAAAGTATTATGTGTTTTCTCTGAAATCATTTACCTATATCAAAAACCGGAAAGCCCGTATCACCCGCGCAACAGAAAACTATCCTATTTTCCTGTTCGATCATCAGGACTGGAAAAAAATCTATCAGCCGCTTAATCCGGAAAAGCAATATCGTTTTTCCTATGTCGGCAATAAACCGAAGGATTACATCAATGGACTTCACCAGCTCCAGAATGCATATGAAGATTTCCGGAACAAACAAATGCGGGAAGATCCGGAAAGCCGGGAACAGGAAAAAGAAATTGAAAAACTCCCTGAAGCAATATTATGCAGTGGCGACCGGGATTCTCTGAATGTTGCCGGTTTCGGTTACCAGGTACTTTGGATGAATTCCGAAACAGCACGATTATCCGAAATTCAGTATAAATCTATTATGAAATGTGTGGAAACCCTGTACATTCTTCCTGATATCGATACCACCGGAATCCGGTCGGCAATCCGGTTAGGACTACAATATCTGGATATCCGTTTTATCTGGTTACCTGAATCTCTCCGGGAATATAAAGACAATCGTGGCAAAACCCGGAAAGATCTCAGGGATTACGTTGAACTATATCCGGAACGAAAGGATTTTCAAAAATTGATAAACGTTGCTATGCCTTTACGATTCTGGGACGAAGTAACCAAAGAGGAAGGGAAACGTTATTATTTCAATGACGAACATGCGTTATTTTTTCTGAATGCAAACGGTTTTGGCCGAATTGAATATAAAAATACGAAAGGTAAAAGTATCTTCGTTCAGATCGAAGATAATGTAGTTCACGAAGTAGAACCGGAAGAAATTAAAGATTACGTGCTGGACTTTATGGAAAAACGTTACCTCCCTATCCCCCTCCGTAATGTAGTCCGTAAACCCAATCAACTTTCCGAAGCTACCCTGAAGGGACTAAAAAAATTGAAACTCGACTTCACTGACTATGACTCCGAATCCCAGTATCTGTTTTTCCGGAACAAAACCATAAAAGTAACCGGTGAAGAAATAAAAGAATTCCGGCCCGGTGATACCTCACAATGTGTTTGGGAAGAAAAGGTAATTCCACATCATTTCCGGCTCCTTCCTGAGCCCTTTCATATCACCTGGAATAAAGACACCGATTCCTACGATATCGATATCTATAATCAAGACAGCTCCTTCTTCTGTTATCTGATCAACGCCAGCCGTGTTCACTGGCAGACAGAACTCGAAATCCGTCTGGAAGACAAAGATCCGGAATACCGGAAAAAATACCTGCAGGCACATAAATTCTGTATCGACGGAGAATTACTTTCTCCGGAAGAGATCCGCGATCAGAAAGAACATCTCATCAACAAAATGTTCGCAATCGGGTATTTGCTCCACCAATACAAGAACCGGGCACGCCCCTGGGCTGTATTTGCTATCGACAACAAAATAAGCCCTGAGGAAGAAAGCCACGGCCGGAGTGGTAAATCATTCTGTTTCTCAGCCCTGAATATCTTTAAGAAATCGGTCACTCTGCCCGGCCGGAATCCGGAAATTACCAAAAACCCGCACATCTACGACCGGGTAACGGAATATACGGACTATATCCTGGTTGATGATGCTGACCGGTATCTGCCTTTCGAATTTTTCTATGATACCATTACCGGTGTAATGACCGTCAATCCTAAAAACAATCAGTCATACGAAATCCCATTCAGTAAATCCCCGAAATTTTGTTTTACATCCAATTTCCCTCTCCGGAACTCGGATGACTCCACCGAAGCCCGGGTATTGTACACGGCTTTCTCTGATTATTATCATGAAAAAACAGAAAGAAACAACTACAAAGAAACCCGTAAAATCGCCGATGATTTCGGAAAAAATCTTTTCGATGACTATAACGAAGAGGAATGGAATGCCGACCTCAATTTCTTCGCTCAGTGCCTGAAGTTCTATCTTTCGGTCCCCTCTCCCCGTAAGATCGATGCTCCGCTAAAAGATGTAACCCTGCGTAAACTGCTTGCCGACATGGGATCGAACTTTAAAGAATGGGCCGATGTTTACTTTGATCCGGAGGGAAACCATGTAAATGTATGCATTGTCCGCGAAGAAGCCCTGGAAGACTTTGTAAAGTCGACAAAGACAACCCGCTGGACAACAAACAAATTCACAAAGTCCCTGAAGTCCTATTGTGCTTACAATGGATATACCCTGAATCCTAAGGATCTCCAGAATTCCCAGGGACGTATCACCCGGAAAATTGAAGGTACACCTAAAGATATGATCTATGTTAAAACCAAAACCATTGATCCGGTAGAACTAACCGAAAATAATATGAAAGAAAAACTGAAAGAAGACGATAAACCGTTCTAATGGAAACACCCGGAATATATCGGAAAAAGGTCATTGATTTTCTTGACCGGATGCCTGTTGGTTCTGTATACATCATCGACCATATCTGTAAAACAGAGAACAAAGAAATGTTTATAGAAATAGTCAAAGAATACATCATTTCAACACGTCGTGCCTACAGTAACGGGATCGAATTCACCAACGACTATTCCCGGATCCGCAAGATGGATATTTCCGGATTACCAAAATTGTATTGAACTTTTTTTAATAAACAATCATTATAAAACAGAACTTTAATTTTAAAGGAAACCTAAATCAGGGAAAGTCAGGAAAGTACAAATCTAATTGATAGAAATTTTTCTATCTTTCTTTGGTAAATAATGGAAATTTTTCTATTTTTGTAATGTCAAACAATCAATATCATGAAGTATACAGAATTTCATCGGAGGATTATAAAAAATGGTTGGAAATTTCATCATGCAGAAGGGAGCCACTATTTCTACATACGAGACGGTAAGTTATCGCAGCCGATTCCTTATCATGGAGCAAAAGAAATCCCGGAACCCTTAAGAAAAAAAATCTGCAGGGAAATGAACATTAAATAACTGCTATATTAATACAAGGAAGCCATGAAAAAACTAATTATTACAATATGTGCAAGTAAAGACAGCTTCGGCGCTTATGCAGAGAATTGTGAAGGCATTTACGGTGCCGGTGACACAGTAGCAGCAACCAGGGAAAATATCCAGGAAGCCATTCGGCTTATTAAGGAATATAATTCACCGGATCAGATTCCTGATATATTGAAAGGAGAGTATGAAATAGTCTACAAATACGATACTCAAAGCCTGTTGCAATACTATTCCGGTATTCTGACCAACGCGGCCCTGGAACGTCTGACCGGTATCAATCAGAAGCAATTATGGAACTATGCCAACGGACTTTCCAAACCTCGGGAAGCCCAGGTCCGTAAAATAGAAAATGCCTTACACCAATTAGGTAGAGAACTTATTTCTGTGTCGCTTTGATTTGATTGTTTGACAGCACATTTCATTGACATGGATGCCCGGCCCACTGGCCGGGTTTTATTTTACAAAGCCTCAAGCAACTTGGATCCGTATGGTTACAATTGCCGTCCCCCCCTATCAGCCAGGAGAGGGATTATCTTTGATCTTATATAGCCTCCCCTTTTTCCCCTTAGAAAAAGTGCCGGAAAAAAATGTAACTCTGTATCCATTCGCTGAAACTCCAACAAACATAAGGGTTACAAAGTTACATTCTTATTTTTTAAAGGATACAAGGTTACAAAATAAAATGTAACCAACAGAAGGTTACAAAAGGTTACATTTTTGCTTTTTTTCAGGTTACAAAATGAAAATAACCGGACCGTCGGAGTTAACACAAAGTACAGCAACCATTTACAAAAACAATCTCACCCCGGATACAGGGTTACACTTTTTTCCGGTAAAAACTGAATTAACATGTTAAACTTCTATTTGTACTTCCTGGTACAAAGGTGATTTTATAACTTCACAGAGTAAAAGAATTCCCATGACAAAGAACATTATCACGATCGATCTTCCTCCCCATCTGGCAGATTATTGCCGGCATGAATTCGGGGTGGATAACGAAGGAAATATCATCCTTCGTCGTTCCCATGACATCGGTAAACAGATATATTCCCATATTCTGACAGCCGATCTTCCCCCGAAACAGCTTCCCGGATTACACCCTACCCCCTTCATCATCCCCGTCACAAAATCCAACCGTTACATCCTGGGATCCCGTTTCCTCTATATATCACGGTGGGGCGAAGAAAAAATACAGGACTACATCGAAGCCGACTTCAACCAGCGGATACGGATCCTGTTCGAAGCCGGTTACCGGAAAAACTACTCCCAGAAGCAAATCGTTGAGGCCATTCTCCAGGCATACAACATCAAAAATACATCACTTAATTACGAGGCAGTGAAGAAATCTGACTACCGGAATCAGAAAAAATTACGCCGTTTAGTGTTTGATGACATACAAAGCATTGTAAATCAATAGAATATAAAATATTTCAGTGTTTTTACCGAATCCATAGGCTAAAACATTGCGCTTAAACAATAAGAAAGAACATGTTAAAACAAATCACTGGCATTTCCGTTGCTACACTCCCAATGATTAATAAATTTCAGAATACCCGATCTTTTGTCAAAATTGATCTATTGCCTGGTAAAAACTGGATACCTTTAAAAATTACTTCAGGATCATCCGAATTTTCTGAAAAGCCCAAAATCACTGATTCCGGCGTCATGTATGAACAGAAAATCAAGACAGAAATTTCATCCTCACATCTCATGGATAGAATGATTCTACAACTTGAACAGTTTCATTTACTAGTACAGATTATCTATAATGACAATAGCATAGAAATCATTGGGTGCCCTGATTTTCCAGTTCATTTAACAACTGAACTAAATGTAAAACAAAGTAGTTATTACAAGTTCGAATTTAGCTGTACCACAATCTATAAAGCTTTCCGTCTATTTAGCTAACGTCCTTTCTTCCGACACAGCCCACATTTACCTTTGAGAAAAAAGGCAGATGTATCCATTTCTCTTATCGCAAATCTTACGGGGCTACTGGTTCCTTCGTCCGGAAGACGTCATTGCCGGTCAGGCTATTGTCTATAAATTATTGACTGGCGAATACAATGACAAATCTGTCAAGTCACTTTCAGCCACAACTCCAATCTGCCAAAATGTATCGGATGGTGGTTCATCTTATGACAAAGCTCCCAAAGGCAGTGTTGCCATCATATCATTACGAGGTACAATGCTAAAATATGGTACTTGGTGCAATTATGGCACCGAAGAGATCGCCAGCCAAATCCAGGCGGCTACCAATCACGAAAATATTGCTGCCATTGTTTTGGATATCGACTCCGGAGGTGGTGCTTGCAATGCTGTTGCACCTCTCGCTGATGCCATCGGTAAAGCCCGTTCTGCCGGTAAACCTGTCGTCGCATCATGTGATCTGGCCGCCAGCGCTGCTTACTGGGTTGCTTCATGTTGTAACAAGATTGTTGCGAACAACGGAATCAGTAGTGAATTCGGAAGTATCGGGGTGATGTGCAGTTTTGCAGATGCCCGTCCGGTATATGAGAAAATGGGATATCAATTCCACGAGATTTATGCAGACCAAAGTACGAATAAAAACGAAGACTTTAACCTGGCATTAAAAGGAGACTATTCCCTTATCAAACAGGAATCCTTAAATCCGTTAGCTATTACTTTCCAGGAAAGTATAAAAGCAAACAGGCCGGGACTGAAAACAGATATTCCAGGCCTCCTGTCAGGTAAAATGTTCTATGCAAAATCAGCCCTTGAAGTAGGACTAATCGATGAAATCGGATCTCTGACCCGGGCAGTAGATTTAGCCCGGGATCTCTCTCGCGACGCTATTATTCACAATTATATACTATCATAGCTTATGTTTAAACAAGTTTTAGCTGTAGTACTATCAGTACTTGGTATTTCCGCCCTGGAAAAAAAGGATGGAAAATCTACGCTTACGGAGAAACAGCGTACAACCCTGACCGGGAAGTACGGTGATAAATTCGTCGAGCAGTTTCTAAAAGATCTTGCTGCTTTTGAAGAAAACGGCCAGGAAGTTTCCGGTAAGGAAATCGAAGACATCCAGGCCCAATTAAATGAAAAGCAAAAAGATTATGATCGCATGAAAGCAGATTTTGAGAAATATAAAAGAGAATCTGCAACCAGGGAAGAAAACCTGAATGCCCTGATCAATAAGTTGAGTGAAGATCCGGAAACCGATCTGAAAACTGAAAAAACAGAAACAGCCCAAATGAAACCAACTTTCAAGCTGGACATGAACATGCTTCACAATAAGGTGCTCGATAATGCCGTAAATGGAGACGGATTAATGGCACTGGCTGGGAATACAATCGAAACGGAAGATCTAAAAACCGAATTTGGGAAGTATGTTTCTGATCGCCGCTATGAAATCATAACTCTTCTCTTCGGTAAATTACAATGTACGCAGTACATGACCACGAAAATGACGGACAAAACAGAATGGCAGGCCGTGCAGTCCGTTATTTCAGATCTGATCCAGAAGTTCACTCCTTACTGGACACCTTCTGGAAAAGTAAAATTCACCCCAATTGTCATTAAAAACCGGAAACATAAGATCAACTATCCCTTGAAACCGGCCGAAATCATGGAAGATGTAATTGCTTATCTCTATGATGAAGGATTACAACCAAAGGATATGCCGATTGTGAAGTACTGTATTGAAGTTTTATTAAAACCGAAAGTTGAAGAAGAAAGAGACGAACAGCTGGCTATCGGAGTCTTCGATGAATCCAAAAACAAGAATAAAAATGACGGAGATGCCGGAGATCTGCACGGCTCACTGGATGGTTATATTACAATCCTGAAACAATTATACGAAGATCAAGAACAAAATATTGTCCGGCTTTTACCAGGTGTTGATCTAAACCGGCAAAATATTTATGATCAGTTCGACAATATCTATCAGCAGATCCCCAAGAAATACCGTACCAAAAAACTGCCGATCTTCATAGATCCGGATCTACTGAACCTGTACGAATTGGCTCGTGATGACAAATTCCCAAATTCCAAAAATGAAGATGAAAACAAAAAACGTCTGCAGCACACCAATTTTACCTTCGTTCCGTTGGATGGCATGACAGGTACCAGGCTTTTCTTCATCACACCGAAGGAAAACTTTATTCACCTGCTTTCCAAAAATAAAGGCCTTTCAAAAATTTGGATCCAGGCAGAAAACTACGATGTGAAAATTTTTGCCGAATGGTGGGAAGCCGTCGGGTTCGCAATAGCAGAACTGATTTTCGCCTATGTACCGCCAAAAGAAACTCCAGATGGTTCAGGTAGTAAACAGAGTCTTTAACCTTCAAAATTTACGATTTTATGGCTAGTGAAACATATTCTCCTGTCAGCATTCCGAAAAAAAACAACGGAGGCCGGACCAAACCCAAAGATGCGAAGATAATCATCGGACGTATCAACGATGTAGAAACATTTCCGACTCCGGACGCAAAAGGTATCCTGATATCGGAACCAATCGTTATGAAAGCTAACGCAAAAATGATTACTTTGGAAGTAACACCTTCGACGATTAGCATCACCCAGCCGACCGAGGGAGATCCTGATAACAAAGGAGTGAAACCAAAGATCGAATTTTCCCGTCCAGGCTCTGATGACGTAGGATTCGAAGAATTCCTGGAAAATAATATCAATGAAGACTTATTCGCTATTATCAAATTTCCTATATCCGGTATCAAAAAGATTGCCGGATATCCCGGTAATCCGTTGCAACTATCAGCAGAAAGTACTGACAATAATGAAGGGGATACGCACAAAGTTACCCTGGAATCTGTTCTGCGTGGCGGACGGATCCGCTTTTATCAGGCAGCTCTTCCGGCCATTGACGGAGTAGATACACCCATTGGAAGTGGTGGTAGTCAAAGTGTTTAAATTTCTGTTTGTTTGATGATTGATGGAAGGAAACCGTCCGGGAAGTAAAAGTCTCGGACGGTTCTTTTTTCGTCCTTTCTTTGCAATTGCAAATTATGCACCTTCGGTATGTAATTTAAAATCAAAAATTTCATACCATGGTAAAGAAAAAAGGAACCGTTCAGTTAACAGAAGATACTCTCAAGAAAAATCTTGAAGCTACCAAAGTACAATCTAATGGAGACATTACACAAAAAATAGCAGATCTTACTGTAGAAAAAGAAACTCTACAAGCAAAAAACAAAGAACAAGCTGAAGAAATTCAAGAACTCTACCAAATGCTTGCTGATAAAGACAAACCTGAATATCTTGTCGTTATTCCTTATAAGGCCTCCGAAGCCCAGGGAAATGAGCTTTATTTGGCTATCTGTGGATGGTTGAAACATTTTAAAGAACACTTTCGTATTGTTATCGTGGGAGATAAGCCGAAAGACTTGAATCATGAGCTGCCAAAGAATGTTTCTGAAATCGTTCATCTTCCGCATACCTGCCAAACTGAAAATCCTCCATTGGATATTGTGGCAAAGCTTCAAGAAGTGATTGCTACTTATCCTGAATATCCCGGCCTTATTTTAACAAATGACGATATCTATCCGGTTAATGACTTTGATATTACCGAAGTGAAGTTATTGAAATCTGATGGAACGCTGACTGATCGGAAATCAACCGGGAACCTTTATGCTGAAAACCGAGCTAAAACATTAAAATTATTACAGGCTGAACAACTGTCAGTCTATGACTATGGTTGCCATACCCCGGTCTATTTTGAAGCGACTAAATTCCTTGAACTGGTTGAAAAATTCAATCTGACAGAATCAGCTTGCCTGATAACTTCTTTATACTTCAATTATTTTTATCCCAACCGTATTCCCGTAAAGCTGGAATTAGAATACGATAACCTGAAAGCCGGTGTTTATCGTCAAAATGCTAATCTTGCCAGACTCCAGGAAATCAAATCCCGCAAGATTTGGATTAATAATTCAGTTTCCGGTTGGAGTGACCAATTTGCAGCCATTATAGCAAATCTTATTTGATGAATGCCAGAGAAGAAATAATAAACTGGATGCGTACAGGGTGTGACATCGGTACCGGTGTTGCACTCTATTCTCGTTATGGGGATAATACCCGGTTCAAGTTATTATTATCTCATCACCCGCAACCCCATAGTGCAAAACTCCGGTTGCTCTTATCAAAGATTGCCAAAATAAAGTCCAGTGACTATTCCGGTGCTATCAAGGAACTGGAACGTGATAAATTCCGGCAGATGTATTCTTTCCTGACGGACCGGAATTGCCCGATAGAGTTGAAAGCCCTGGCTGCCGACAAAATTACCACTTACTGGCAATGTGTCGATCTGCACGAACAATTATTCTCATGTCATAAAAATGAAGATTGTCGGGATACGGCTGCATTATTAGTACATACCTTCACCGAAGACAGTCTAATAAAACGGGAACTGGAATATTATAAGCAACATCATGGTATTTTAGGTAAACACCCTATTTTTACCGAACAACGCAAAATCAACAATATCCGTAAAATGTCGATCCGGGAGCTACTCCGTAAAGAAAAGCAACTCCGTGATAATATCTGGCGGATTGAGTCCGAATTGAAAAAAGGAGATAAACCATATCTAGAGTATGAGCGCAGACGCCGCTTAGAAAGAAAACAGCAGGAATTGGAATTGGTAATTAGCTTACAGAACGAATAATGTATGAATAAATCTAAAATTTCTAAAGATAACATCATACTTACCGAAGAAAAACTGGAAGAATTGGAACGTTTGGCTGCCCTTAGCTATACAATTCCCGATATGGCTATGTATTTCGGTTTACCTTCAGATGAATTCCAGGCTGACGCAGAAAATTCTGATAGTAAAATTAATTACCATATCCGGCGGGGAATCCTGGTAAACACAGCCCGTACACAGATGGAGGTTATGAATAATGCCGAAAAAGGAAATACTCAGGCGATTCAGCTTTTGAGTAAAATCCAATATCGGAAAAACTTTGAGACAGCCCGACGTGACATTCTGTATGATTGTGAAATCGATGAAAAGATCCTGCATCGTTTGGAAGCTTATATCGAATCAGGTTCAACAATCAAGCTAAAACCTGGAGAAGAACTTTACCTGGAAGCAATGACATTGATGAATAGTATGCGCCGGAAATATGGCCGGTCGAAGACCATCAAATTCTTTTGTAACGCTCCTTTCAATCTCTCCTATGCCCAAGCAAGGGATATGTACGAACATTCTATTAATCTGTTTTACTCTGATTCCAAGGTTGAAAAAAAAGCCTTACGTAACCTCAAAGCCCAACAACTTGAAGATGCTGCTAAAATGGTCCTGGACACTGCAAAAGAACCTTCAGATTTTGAAATATACGGTAAATTGATCAAACTCTCGGCTGAAATACTACAGCTAAATCAACCGGATCCCCCTGAAATACCCAAAGGGACTTACGATCGTCCTTATCGGGTTTTCACTCTTGATCCGAAACTAATCGGAATGGATCGTCCTGACCGGAACTTACTTGCCCGACAGATTGATGAAATTGTTGGAGCCACTGAAACCGAGAAACAGAAAGCAAAATATGACGCCGGTATAGAAGATATCCCATTTGAAGATATGTTGAATGAGTACAAAGAAGAAAATTGACCTGAATAGTGAGAAAGTATCTGTTGTATACTCAAACTGGTTAGCCCAACTTGCAGGACTGATCAAAACACGGATTCTAATTCTTATCCTGGGACGTGGTGCCGGGAAAACAAATGATTTTTTAACCGAACGCCTGATCGATATCGCCTATGATATGCCTGGAGCCCCAATCGCCTTGGTTGCTGACACCTATATGAATCTACAGAAAAATGTTCTACCGGTCCTACTGGATGGTTTGGAACGTAAGGGCTGGCGTGAAGGCACCCATTATGTCGTAGAACAAGAACCACCGGAAATCACTGAAGAAATGTTACAGTCATGTCCGGAAGAATTAAAGGAACATTTTTGGCGACCATATAACCGGATTCTGAGTTATAAACACCGGATCATTTTCTTTACCGGCATGAATATAACCTTGGTTAGTCTTGATCGCCCCTCTGCAGCTGCAGGCAATTCTTATGTTCATATCATCGGAGATGAAGCCAAATTTTTCCCGGAACAAAAGATTGCCAAACTAACCAAAGCCCTCCGAGGTTATTATATTAAATATGGGAAAAGCGTTTATTACCGGGGCCAGACTTTTACCACCGATATGCCGAATATTAATAACGTCGGTGAATATGACTGGATTCTGAAACAGGCCAAACGGATGGATCCCAGACAAATTATGATGATTCTCCGTGTCGCTTTTATCATGAACGAGGTCACAGAAGAACTTATTGTAGCCAAAGAATCCGGCGATACAAAAGAGATCCGGAACAAACAACGCCTCTATAATCGTTGGAAAGAACGTTACGATGCAATCCGACAAAAGTCTGTTTTCTTTTATATTGCTTCATCTTACATCAATGCTGATATTCTCCGGCCTGAATATTTTGAAGATGAATTTGCCGGAGATCTGGAAGACGTATTGACAGCAATATTATCTACAAAACCTCGTCTAAGCGCCGGAAACAAATTCTATGCTGCAGTTAAGTCAAATAATTATTATAACGATGGTTCATCTTCGAAATTTGCCCGGATGTTTGGCATCCGAGACGAAGAAGATTGCCGGATTCTGAAATATCTCCGAAAAACTGAACCATTAGAAGTCGGTGTTGACTTCGGTAACATGATTTCCATGACTTTCGGGCAAGAACAAGGTAAAGATTATCGAGTATTGAAATTTATTTTTTCATTACCTCCCGAGTGGATACGCGAAGTTGCAGATAAGTTTTTAGCTTATTTCCATTACCATGAGAATAAAGAACTGCATATGTTTTATGATCGTGCAGGTAACCAATATGAAAAAGTCAGGCAAGATCCTGCTGGAAAATTAAAAGCCGCAATCGAAAAGGATCGTAATGGTAAATCAACGGGTTGGCAGGTATTTCTTGAATCCAGAAATCAATCCACGCTCTACACTTGGGATGAATATGATTTTATGAGTGAATTATTCTCCGGACATAATATTCATTTACCGAACATCCTGATCGATATGTACCATGCTAAACCACTAAAATGTTCCCTGGAAATTGCCCCGACAAAAATCGTCGAATTCAAAGGCAAAAAACGGATAAGTAAAGATAAAAGCTCTGAACGGTTACCAGCTAACCGTCTTCCCTGGGAAAGTACCAACCCCTCCGATTCATTTAAATACCTGATGATGCGGAAAAAATGGCTGAAATGGACAAAAGTGAAAAGTAGTGATACAGTTGTCGGGGCTGGATAATTTTACAAGTTATACCAAAGTCTACAAGCTCGAACATCTGAAAGAGTATTTTATCCATCAGTTAAAAAAAGTTTTAAGCATGGTTTAGGTAATCTAGGATACCAGAAACCATAAAGAGTCTGCCCCTCGGGCGGGCTTTTTTGCGCTTAACTTCCTTTTAAAGCTATCTTTTACTTACTTCCGGGTAACTTTCAACACCTTTTTTATTTTCATTTTTTTCAATGTATTCATTTTTAGACTATTGCCATTATTTAAAGAAAAACACAAAAATTTGAGTGTAAGTTGACCCCGACCGCCCTCTTCTTTGATTGCAATTGCAAATGAATTATCAAATTTGGATATATGACACTCTTTGACTGGCGCCGGATTAAGATAGATCACCACCAAATAAATCAATTTTACTTGCACAGGTAACTTTTTAACCAGATAATCTAACTTTCATAATTATCGATATTACTCCTTCTCCCTTAATGTTATAGTGTTTGTCCTTTCCCTAAGGTATCTGTAATAGTATCATTGTATTATGAAACTATGGGATGCAATTAAAAAAATGCGGGAAATAACAGCTACAGGCAATACCTTCAGTATGGCATTCATGAGCTATAACAGTTCATCGAACACCTCTGAAGGGGTTGTTGAAGTTAGGCGTGCTAAATTGCGTAAAAAAGCGAATGCGGATCTTTATCGTAATGCTGATATACTGATTCCTTACTACGATTATGATCAAGGCAAAGCACGCCAATTCTATCTTCCGTGTCTAATGATTTTTAATGGTGAAAAAATAACTTTCCGATGAATAACATAAAAATTGATAAAGTAGGTAGCACACGATTCATACATATTCCCGGTGTAGGTATTGGTATGTATATGGGTATGGATTCTACCTTAACCACTTTCCCGGAAATGTCTTCCGTAAGTTGGGAAACAGATCCTGAAATTATTGCCGGTAAGGCTGTGGTCCCATACGGAAAAGATAACAACTTACCTATAGAGATTCGGAATATCATGGAAGAAAATAATCTGGCCCCTGGTATACTGGAACGGGAGAAGGGGTTACTATTTGGTCAGGGACCCGAATTATATCAGAAAGTCTATGAAGACGGTGAAGTTACCCGGAAATGGGATTACGATAAAGAGATTTGGAAGTGGCTGAATAGTTGGGATCTAACGCGTTATTTAGATATGGCCATTACTGAATATAAATATCTACACGGTTATTTTGATAAAGTATTTTTAAATAAAGGTATTCGTATCGGACGTAATCCTAAAATAGCAAGAATGGAAATTGTACCCGGTGTGAATGCCCGTTTTGGCTGGGTTGAAACCCGTAAGCTGGAAGATATCAGGGAAATTCTGGTCGGTAACTTCGAGGAAGGATGTTTACGTGGAATTACCACTTACCCGGTGTTTGACTGTAAAGATCCATACCGGTATAAGGTATCAATGTCCTACCACAATAGCTATTCCTATGCCCGTAGCCTCTACTCAATTCCCTCTTTTTATGGTTCATTAAACTGGATCCGCCGTTCTTCAGATGTACCTGTTATCTTGAAATATATCACTGATAACATGATCAACGTGGCTTTTCACATTGAATCGCCGAATGAATATTGGGAAGCCCAGGAAGAAAAGTTAAAAGATAAATGTACCAGGGCAAATCGGGAATACAGATCAGAAATGCTAGATGAGCACAAAGATGATGTATTGAGAAAATTGGCAGAAGCTTTATCCGGCAAACGCAATGTTGGAAAATTCTTCCATACAGTAACTCTAAAGGATTTAGATGGAAAACCTTGTGAGTGGAAGATCACACCGATTGACCAGAAAATCAAAGACTTTATCGAAGGTCAGATCCGCGTATCGGAAAAGGCTGATAGTGCAACAACCTCGGGAATCGGTTTACACCCATCGTTATCTAATATTATGGTTGATGGGAAACTATCTTCCGGCTCTGAAATGCTCTATGCCCTGAAACTCTATCTGGCTTCCGACACTTCTATTCCTGAAGAAATTATACTGCAGTCTGTAAATCAAGCCATTCAGATCAACTTTCCGAATACTCCCTGGCGTTTAGGCTTTTATCATAAAATTGTACTTCGGGAGGAAGATGTCTCTCCAAGTGAAAGAACCTCTAAAAATGTCTGAAGATGAATCTATTATTTAACGATATCGATGAACTAAGAAAACATATCAGTTTTCTGTATGCTACTGCTGAGTTTTATAGCCTGAGATCCGATCTGTTATTAGCTACAGAAGATTTGATTTCAGTTGTAGGTGAAGACATTTACACCCGTGTTCAAAATGCATACGAAAATGACTTTACAGACGATTTGAGTAAAGAACTGATCTCTTTGTTCCAGTATCCTATCGCTATGCTAGGGTATCTTTCTTATGTCCAGAATGCCGATATCTCTCATGAAGATTCAGGCCGGAAAGTAAAAATTGACAAAGACTCCGAATCTATGCCTTGGGAATGGCAAGTCATACGGGATAATGAAGCCATCCGGAATAAAGGGAACCGGGGTATCGATCGTTTGATTACTTTCCTGGATAAGCATATCGACGAGCTGCCTGAATGGAAAGACTGTGAACAACGGAAAGACACCAATTCGCTATTTGTAAAGTCCGCCAAAGAATTTGATCAAATTGTTCCGATCGATGGCAGCCGGGTATTTTATTTGCGTGTTTTACCTTTTATCCGGAAAGAAGATAAAGAACTACGTAATTATCTGGGCACCGATCGTTATTCAGTCTTAAAGAATTCTATGAGGAATGATTCTATAACGGAAGAACAATCCGAAATCATTGGCCTATGCCGTGAAATTATCCCGCTACGAGTAATGGCTACAGCAGTCCGGCGCCTGGCCATTCAGGTACTACCGGAAAGTGTTGTAATGCGTTTTGATGCTGACCGCAGCACAATGAAAGCCAGTACTCCGGTATCAGCAGAAATGATCGCATCTGTTGAAAAATCTTATCTGACAGAAGCTGACCAAGCCATAACGCGCCTGCAACAATTCCTGACAAAACAGAAACCGGAAAATAACAGTGATGTTCTATATTCTGTCGATTATTCACGGGAAAAATTCTTTACTGTATGAATGTGATCGAAATACCGGAGACAGGCAAACGAATAGAATATCCGTCAACCTGGGAAGAATGTACACCTTCACAGGTCCAATATATTTTCCGGGAAGCAGACAGATTACTAACCGGCGATATCGATCCACTTGAATTCCGGATCAGGATATTTTATCATCTTGCTGGTATCATCCATCAGAAAAAGCATCAGCATAAAGAACGATTACTAACCGAAGAACAACAAAGGATAAAGTACGAAAACATTATCCGAGCCTCCGAAACAGTTGGTTTCATGTTCCAAAAACAAGGTAATCAACTGATCTTTAAATTTGATTGCATCCGGAATCTTATCCCCCGACTCAAAATAAACCACCGGGTATTACATGGACCGGCCGAAGCTTTTTTCAATATAACATTCGGGGAATACCGGGTAGCCTATGATTATTATATCCGTTTTGTCCGGGATCATGATGAAAATGATTTAAATAATTTATGTTCCGTGCTGTACCGACCAGCAAGATCAGGAACCTGGAACGATGATATCCGGATTGAATTTAATCCCTATGAATGTTGCAGACAAGCCAAATTGTTCCATAAAGTTGCACCAGAAGTACGGTCTTTTATTGTCTCTTGGTTTGGGGCTTGTGATAATTATTTCAAAACCGGTCAAATAGAAATAGACGGCCGGTTGATCAGCCTGGCCCCTCTTTTTCGGAATGCAGATAGTGAAACAAACGGAGTTCCTGATGCCGATACAGGAGAATTAGGCTTAACCGGTATCCTGATGAGTGTGGCTGACAATGGAACGTTCGGACCGGTTAGTGAAGTAGAAAAAACAAATTTATATACAGTACTCCTTAAATTGTATCAATGGCATTTGGAACACAAACGCCTGGAAAAAATATATAACAAACATGGTAAACTTGAAACTATACCGAAACTACTTTAAACAACTCTGTACAGAAATAAGAATTGACAAAATGGTCATAGTTGTACAAGAAGAACACTTACGTAAAAAATTAGCCGGTCTGACCGGTACTATCCTGGCTGTTGTTTATCCTTCTGGGACAGGCGCCGGAGAAGCCGATAATATTTCCGACATCAATACTTGTCTGCTTTTCATCCTTGAAAACAATAATAAGACCGAATCTGACCCGGAAAAGGAATTTAACTGCTATCTTCATTTACAGAGTATTACTGAAGCTATCAAACAAAGTATCGTAAACGACGCAGAATATAATCGATTATTATTTCGTGATCTTGACCGCCAATCCTTCCAGATTGAACCCGAATGGAATATAGCAGGAAGCTACATCGGATATTCACTTACTTTTAACTTTAAGCATTAATCTAAACTATATCTAATAATACAACAAATGGAATCCTCACCTTAAAAATACAAGAAAAGCAGAAGTACACAATCATTATATAATCCATGAATTAAAACACATTAAATAGTCTCTTTATTACAAAGTAAATCCATATCATATGTGTTGATTAACTTATACATTTAACGAATGTATAATATCAAATTTTTCAATAATCTTTCGGAAATAAATGTTTGATTCCTTTTTTCTTTTCCATATCTTTACATCGAACTTAGAATTATATAGATGGAATCGTTTAAAATAGCAAAAATCAGTATAAAGAAGCTTTTTGGCTATAAGGATATTGAATGGAATTTGAGGGAAGATATAAACATTCTTTCTGGAATAAATGGAACTGGTAAAAGTACTATATTGAAGATTATTGGAGGTTTGCTACAGGGCGAATTTCCGAAGGAAAAATATATGTTTTTATTTGAATACTGTAAAGTAGAATTTTTTAATAACAAATATATTGAATTAAAACGTATTGAGTTACCTGTCATTGAAAAAAGAACTTTCCCCTCAATTGAGGAAAACAATAACCTGCAAGGTATTTATATCTTTTCTGATGAAAAATATTATATAGAACATCAAGGTATAAACTATCAATATTATTTTTGTCTTTATTCTAATATAAAACGTAAGGAAGAAGGTGTTGAATTTGATGTGATTAATACTTTTGATCAATCATTCAAATTATCTGAAGATGTTAGGAAGGGTGCAGATAATGAGGAAGTTGAAACTGAATTAGACTTGTTAATTAACAATTTAGAAAATGATTATTTAAGATTCTTAGTTGATAAAAATAAATTAATTCTTAAGGAGATAAAAAAACAGCCAAATGATATATATGGGATTGTAAAGTCCTACAATAAAGGTCTGCGGCTATTGAGATTGTGTATAAATAAATTATTTAAAGAAACTAATAAAACATTTGAATTAGAAGATCGAATAAAATTTAAACAAAATTCTCAGGAGCTTTCCCCTTATAAATTATCTTCTGGTGAAAAACAAATGTTAATAATATTATTAACTGTTCTGATACAAGATCAAAAGAACTGTATTTTATTAATGGATGAACCAGAAATATCCTTACACTATGAGTGGCAAAAACGTTTAATTGAAATTATCAGAGAACTAAATCCTAACGTTCAATTAATAATTGCAACACATTCTCCATTTATTGCTATGGACGGTTGGTTAGATAAGATAACAAATATTACTGATATTACAAGTGTGGCTGAATAATGATTGAAGCTATTAATTCTGATTTAGTAAAGGCTACTAATAGTATGCAGCCTAAATCCCAATCTAAAAAGATTATTGTTTATACTGAATCATATGAGGATATTGGGTTTTGGTACTCTATATTACAGGATTTTGAAACTTCTGAATATAAGTTTGAAGTGAAGACTCCTTCCAGAAATTCTAATGTAAAGGGGAAGCAGGAAGCGCTTAGTCGTGAAATGGATATTTTAAGTTTAGGAGTCGGTCAGTATATGATTATTTGTATTGATAGTGACTATGATTATTTACTCCAGGATGCTACAGCTTTATCTAAAAAAATAAATGAATCTCCATATATTTTTCAAACATATGTCTATGCTATAGAAAATTATATGTGTCATGCAGATTCCCTACACTTTGTATGTTCGTTATCAACTAATGTTGTTCTTAATGATTTTGATTTCATCTCCACATTAAAGAAATATTCTAATATTATATATGAACTTTTAGTTTTGTCTGTTTGGGTTGATAAGGCAGAAAAAGAGAAAAGACCGGAAAGTGCAATAGAAAATGTAGCCAGAAAAATATTTCCCTTAAAAGATTTTGGTCAATGTGTGGCATTTTTTACAAACGAAATTTATCCTGAAAATATAGCAACCTGTTTACAACAGATAAATGATAAAGTCACTACTAAATATAACGACGTTTATGCTCTAATAGTTAAAACTTATTTTGGTGGGGAAAAAGATATTTTTGAGAAAGAATTAGAAGCATTTAAAAGTTCTCTTACTGATTTAGGTGTCACTCCCGATAATGCCTATCTCTTTATGAAAGGGCATTGTTTAAAAGACGGTTTTATACAACATTTGATAAAAGGTGTATGCAAAAGACGTATTGAGAGCAGGATGAAAGAAATAGATAACAATGGAGATGAAGTTTCGACATCTAAAAAACAATTTCATAATACCTGTCGGGATCAGATGACTGTTTTAAGCACAAATACTGAATTTAAAAAACATTGCCTGCAATATCAGAAATTGTATGATAGACTTCTAACGTATAGCAGTAATTTAGTGATGTCTAATTAGATTTTAATGTGAATATAGCACATTCACTTTTTTCAGATTTTAATTAAGAATCTCAAAAACTTTCCGTATCATTGCAGTGTTCAAATCATTCAAGCAAGGGTGGAGATAGACCGCCCTTAATCCGTTGGCGGATTTTTTATGTCTATCACTCAACACATGATAAACGCATGCGGCGTGTACCCCCGTCCTTAGCTGTAATGGCGAAAGGAACCCTTGCTTGAGGATTTGAACAACGGGACAGGCACGCCGTTTTTTTGTGTCTAAAAAGTTCAAAAATCAAGCATTATGGAAAAAAAACTTACCGCTCCTACTATCGCGGAGCAAAAAACAATCATTCGTGATTGCCTGGAAAAAACTGCTTACATCCGTCAAACCATGGCCCGGCTTTTTCCCAGGATAACCCTCAACAGAAATCCCGGATATGCCACTTCTGAATGTTGTGCCCTTAAAATTTATGAAGATTACACAGTTGAAATGTCCAATGAACTGTCCGATATTTACGGTCATCTTATCGGAAAGGAGGTGAGCCATGAATGACGCTATTTTCAACGCCCGGTTACAGGCTGTCGAATCGGCTTTCCGGCATCTGACAGAAATCCGTCTTGAACTGGAACGTGTAGGACTATGGAAACCCGGACGTCATTATGATCGTGCCTCTGATTTTTACCAGTTCTTCCTGGAGATATCCGCCCGGTTGGCACAACTTTATCTTGACAAGGAGGAAGACCATGAATAAAAACAAAGTACTGTAATACGTCACGGAACTCCAGGAACTCCGTAACCGTTTCGTCTCCGAACTGTTTCCGGCAACGCTCCCCGTAGAGCATTGCCTGGTAAACTTTCACGAAGGAATAGATCAGACTGTCAAGGCCGTGATGGCTGTTTATGCCGATATCATTCTGGAGGAAATACAGGGAGGGAAAGCCAAGGAATAAAAAAATATCTATCTTTGAATACATGGAAACAGAAAATAATCATACAGAATATCCGGACTGGAAAAAAATACTTTTCGTCACCTTGGGAATTATTTCATTAGTGCTGGTATTCCTCTGGAAATGGTGGTTGGGTGTAATATATTTCCTGATCATATGCTACGGAGCCAAACGTGTTACTTATTCCTTACTTATTATCCTGTTTGCTTTTATAGCTATACTAGGCCTTGTTTCAATATTTCTATAAAGCGTGACTCCGGTCACGCTTTTTTTGTCCTTTCCTGCTCCTTAGCATTCTTATAATTTTCTTCCATGGAAAATCTGATCAGAAAACGCTTTGTCGGTCAGGTACTTCAGGAAGAAGGTGACCGGCTTATTAAAAATCAACGGGCAATCATGGAAAAACGCCTGCAATTTCACTCCGGACATCTTGTTAACCGGCGTCAATTAATCGTAATCAGCAACGAAGGCACAGACGGTAAATTATCATTTTCACACATTAATTACGAACGATTTCTGGACATGAAACGAACTATAAATCGCAAACGAACCACCGGAACCCGGGTTAAGCAAGGCTACCGAATTCATAACCGCTTTATTTACGGAACTTATTTTTCTATCGCCCAACGCCTGATGTATGACTTCACCGATGAAATAAAAGCCCATATTATGAATGAAATAAAATCTGAAAACAATGGCTAAGAAAATTGTCGATGAAGATATGGTCCTAAACATCATCATTAACGGTGACAAAGGACGGGCAGAACTGAATAAGCTGGAACGGGCAATAAAAGACTTGAGCATTGCTAATGAAGAACTTGCTGTAAAAAAAACTCGGGTCGAACAACGAATGAAAAAACTCGAAACAGCCGGAAAAAAGGACTCCATCGTCTACAAAAACATGGAAACAGAAGTCAGACAATTGTCTTCAACTATGGATCGTAACCAACAAGCAATAGAACAGGCCCGCCAGCGAATGGAGACTTTACGCCGTGGACTTGATTTAACAAAAATGACAATTACTGATCTCCGGAGTGAAATAGCCCGTTTGACCAAACTGCGTAACACTGCAACTCCCGGTACCGAACAATGGAAAGCCTACGACAGACAATTAGCCCAAGTGGTTCATCGCTATGCAGAAGTAAAACGGGAAGGCGATATAACAAAAGGGGCTCTGTGCAAAATGGCAGACGGAATCAATAAATACTGGAATATGGTTGTCTCAGGCCTCGGATCTTTTGCCGGGATCTTTTTTGGTATAAAAGGAGCCGTCAGCAAATTTGTCGAATTTGAAGATATTCTTTCAGATACACAAAAAACGACAGGATTAACCAAACAGGAAATTGAGGAATTAAACGAAATCTTAAAAAGTATCGATACCCGTACCGGTCAGGAAGAATTACAAGGGCTCGCACGTATCGGCGGTAAATTGGGTATCGAAGGTAAAACCAATCTGGAAGGTTTTGTCCGGGCTGCAGACCAGATCAATGTAGCATTAAAGGAAGACCTCGGAGGAGATACAGAAGAAACCATCCGACAAGTTGGAAAATTGGTAGATATCTTTAAAGTAAAAGATGATTTCGGCATTGAACAGGGCCTGCTGAAAGTCGGTTCGATTATCAACGAATTAGGGGCAGCCAGCACTGCTAATGAAGGATTTATTGTCGAATTTTCGAAACGTGTGGCCGGAGTCGCACCATCGGCCGGAATCAGCGTAGACGCAATCATGGGACTTGCAGCCACCCTCGACCAATTCGGCCAGCAAGCAGAGGCTTCTTCTACCGTTTACTCCCAAATGATGGCAAAGATGTTTAAAAATACTACAGCCTATGCCGATATCGCCGGAATGAGTCTTGAGAAATTTTCTGTTCTGATGAATACCGATGCCAACGAAGCGTTTATCCGAGTTTTGGAGGGGCTAAAAGGTAATAATGAAGGAATGGAAGCTTTGGTACAAAACTTAGGTGATATGCAACTTAACGGTGTAAGGGCAACCACTATCCTGGGCACACTGGCCGACAATACCGCTACACTCCGTGCACAACAAAAACTAGCTAATGAAGCATTTCGTGAAGGTACATCCTTGACAGATGAATTCAATATCAAAAATAATAATACTGCAGCCCAAGCCGAAAAACAAAAGAAATTACGCGATGAACTGATCCGCGATCTGGGTGAGAAACTTCAACCAATTCTGGTAAACGGTAACAATCTGCTGAATACAGGATTAAAGACACTGAATACCTTAACCGGATTCATGCTGAAACATGGTGCAACTTTGGTAAAAATCACCAGCCTGATTGCGGCCTATGTAGCCAGCGTAAAATTAGCCACTCTATGGGAAACCAAACTTAAATCTGCCTTAGATAAAAAAGCTGTAAGCCAAAAACTGGATACACTCCTTACGGCAGCACAAACAGCCAGAACCCATTTACTCGCTACAGCAAAAGCATTACTAACCGGTAATATTAAAAAAGCGATCATTGCTTTTAAAGCCTTCAGCCTTGCCATAAAAGTAAATCCGATCGGTTTATTAGTAACAGCTGTCATTGCTGCAGGCATGGCTATTTACAAGTTAGCCACCCGAACCAACGAAGCAGAAAAAGCCATGAAACGGGTAAAACAGGCAGAGGATGAATTCCAAAAATCTTTGGCCTTAGAGCGAATTGCTCTGGATCGGTTGTTTGGAACTTTAGAAGGCACGAAAGAAGGTACTGCGGAATGGGCTAAAGCCAGAAAAGCTATTACTGATAAATATGGTCAATACCTTTCTGATTTAAGACTGGAAATTAATTCTTTACAGGATGCTCAAAAAGCATATCATGCACTTTCTTTGGCCATCCGTGAAACTGCCATGGAAAAAGCAAAGGAACAAGCATCACAAGATGCTGCAAAAAATCTGGTAGATACCGAGGTTGAACAAATGCGGAAAATCAAAGAAGCAATCGACGACACATACAAAGATGCTCCGGCAAAAGCTGCAAAATACTTCCAGCAAATGAAAGCAGAACTTGAAAAAGGAGGTACTATGTCGAAAAATATGACAACAGTCATGTTTAATGCCGGCATCGAAAAAAATATCACAAAACTTCAGGAGGCTAAAGATGCCTATAAAAAGGAAATACAGGCCATAAATGCCATTTTTTCCATTACATCACCAGCTCCAAAATCTCCGGGGAAAACAACCGACAATAAAGTAAATAATTCACCAACCCATACACCTGAAAAATCTTCTGTTCCGGATTACGACCAGCAAATCATTAATTTGAAACAAAACTATGCAGTCAGGAAACTGACTCAGGAAGAATATGAGAAGAAGCTGGATAACCTTGAATTAGCCCACTTACAATATCGCCTGAAAACCTTTGAAGGGACCGAAGAAAAACGTCTGGAATTACAACAAAAAATCGCCGATAAACAAATCAGTATCCGCGAAAAACAGGATAAAGAAGAAAACAGTCGTACGGCCGGTTATATCAGATCCGTTCTGGCAGAAAACGATTCTTCCATCCGGAAAGAAGAAGAAGCTTACGCCGAACGTCTCCGGAAAGCCGGAATCTATGGCAAGGATAGAGAAAAAATGACAAAAGATGAATTTGCGGTACTGGAAATCCTGCAACGCCACCACGAAATTAACCTGCAAAATATAGAAAACGATGCCAAAAAGAAAAGAAACAGTAACTACCTGCAACAAATCAACACCAAGATAAAAAATGCAGAGACTGCCAATAAGATTGAGTTGTCACAAATGCAGATCCGGCATAATGAAGAGCTTTACACAGCAGGGAATGCCGGAGAACTAAAAAAAATACAGGAACGACAGGCTAAAGAAACCCTGAATTTAACGGCCAAACAAGCCGAAGATATGGTTGATCTCATCAACGATATCTTTATGGGTATCGATACTGACGAATTAAATCTCGGGGAACAAATTCTTACAGATGATGAGAAACAAGCTTTATTAGAGAAATTAACAGAGGTACAGATCAAAGCCTCAGAAATTAAACTCAACAAAACCTCTGCCGAAAAACCTGATACCTCCCCAAACACAGATGTCGATATATTAGGGATGTCATCCAGCCAATGGGAAGATTTCTTTCAACACCTTGAAGACGGAAAACTGGGGATCGAAGATTTACAAAATGCAGTCACTGTACTATCATCTGCCTGGAGCGCATATAGTCAGCTCAGGTCGGCACAAGAGAAAAAGGAACTAAAAGAATATGAAAAAAATACCAAAAAGAAAAAAGCTGCTTTAGATAAGCAACTTGAATCCGGACAAATCTCCCTGGAACAATATAATGCACGAACTGCCCAACTGGATGCAGATCTCGATGCAAAACAGGAAGAATTAGAAGAAAAACAAGCCGAGCGTGAACGTAAAATGTCCATTTTTAATGTAATTACAAGCACCGCTGTCGGTATTGCAAAAGCTTGGGAATTAGGACCTATACTCGGACCGATTCTGGCAGCTCTGGTTTCTGCAATGGGAGCAGTCCAGATTGCGACAATCACAGCCGCCCAATATGCCCAGGGAAAGTATCCCGTTATCGGTGAAAATGATGGTCATACTTACCAAGCCGACTATACAGGCGATAATCTGAAAACCGGTATTTATCAGAAACCAACACTGGGATTATTCAGTGAAAAGGAACCGGAAATGGTTGTCGATGGTACAACTACCCGAAAACTGGTTTTTGACTATCCGCAAATTTATCAAAGTATAATGGCCATATCCCAAGGACGGACACCACAATTTTCAAACGGGAATTATCCGGTTACACCGGACAAAAAATCAGATGAATACATTGTCTCTGCAACATCCGATCCTGATTTCAAACAATTACTAAAAGAAAATCTGGAAATGATGAAAGCCCTCAAAGAAAAGAAAATAGAAATTCCCTGGTATGGCAAGGGGGGAATTGATGAGAAAATGAAAAAAGCAACAAAATACGAACGTCAGATATCAACAAGATCATGAGCCTGAAAATCATTATCGATGAGAAGGAAGCTGCTTTGCCTGCAGACACGGAAGTCTGTCTCAAATTACACAACTATTTTTTCGAAGACCGGGATAACGACGCAACCTATCCCATTACTCTGAACCTGAATGCCAACCGGCATATATTCGGATATCCTGAACGGATATCAGAGAAAATACAACCCACAGAATATGCGGCTGCCATTTTTTTCGGTCCTTATTGTCTCCTGCGTGGTAAATGCATCATAACAGACTTTACACAAGACGAAATAGAAGTGTTCCTGAGCGAAAGCCAGAGTTCTTTCTGGGAAAAATGTAATGTAAGGCTTACCAACCTTGATCTGGGAGGGGAAAATTTTACCGGCCTGCTGGCAATGATGACAGCTTTTACAGAGAGTCTGCATGGCGGAAAAGATTACATCGTATGCCCGCTATACGATCCATATGTCAATAACATATATCTTAACCTATGGATGCCTTTTTACAATTATCTGACACCGGCAACCGATACAAACTCTGCATTTAAAACCCAGGCCAGTGAAAACAGTAAATGTCTGTTCGCTCCCTTCATCCGGCTTAATAGCCTGATTGAAAAAATTGCCACTGCCTTAGGGTACACGGTCGAACGAAACGATCTTATCCGGGACAGCCAATTCAAGGATATCATTGTCGTTTGCCGCAACAATGCGATGGATCCGCTCAATCTTCGGCCTGGTTTCAATTATGCCGACCGGGTACCGGATATCAAAACATCCGATTTGATACTCGAAATTGAAAACAAATTCGGATGTCGCTTTTTTGTGGAAGAAAGTTCTAAAACTATTTCCATACTTTCCCTGGATTATTCAGACGCTTATCACGAAGTTACAGTTACCGATAGCTGGCAAAAACATATCCTGGACAAAGAAGATCAACACCAGGGATTTGTATTTACTGACAAAGAAATTCCTGACAAATATCTTGAAAAGTACTATGAAAACGATGATCTGAACCGTATAACAGGTGATGAAGAAAATGCCGAAAAAATAGAATGCATTTCCGCTCCGGTAGGCTGGAGCAGTACCAATATCACTTTAGGTTATATACATCACATGGCTGTTGCCGCCGATTACGAAAATGATCAGGCATATTTAAAAAATATAAGGGAAGAACTTCGCTTCGCTATCTATCGTGGTTATATTAAATATAATCCCGATTCAGCAATAACCGGCAACACTTACTACCCCTACCCCATTGCTACTCCCGAACCGATATCTTCCGGAAAAAACAATATGTCGCTCCTGTATTGGGGCGACGGAAATCTATACGACAAATATCTCCGGAACTGGGTAGAAATAATGTTGCAGATCTGTTCGGAAATGGAGTTTCAGCTGGAAAACAAACTGATATACCTGAGTAATCCTCAACAACTTTTCTCAAAGATCTTACTGATAAATAACAAAAAGTTCAGATGCTATGAACAGGAAATCAAATTAAACCAGGATTATATCACCGAATACCTGATCAGGTGTTATCCGGCCTGATTGTCCTTTATATCCGTAAAACCAGTCATTATTTTTAAGTAAAAATAAAGCCATGACTATTGTACAACAACCAGACTCCCTAAGTTTCTGTGGTAATCTGAAAGATTTTATTATAACAGGAGAATCAGAGCTTTCTTTCTCCCTTTATTCAGGTAGTACAATCCTGATCGCTGAAACATATACCGCTTACAACAACAAAATCATAATACCTTGTAAAAAAGTTATTGAACAACAATTTACTATCTGCCTGCCGGATACCGATGTTTTTGTACAAACAAGGGGAGTACTCGATTTTAATGCACATATCGGAGACACAACTGTATCTTTCAGAGTAATCAAAGGAGGTATAGGTGATGCCGCCGAAGTTGCTACTGTTTTCCTGAAATCGCAATTTCTAACCCTTCAGCCCCAACAAAAACAAACTCTCACCTGGCAACCCGAATTTTTAAATTATTACACACAGGAACAGTGCCGGTTAAAACTTCGGGCTTATTTTGCCGACGGCACTAATGAAGAAAAATATATAGCCGATTTGGAAACTGGAAAATTATATACCATTGATTTGAGCTTCCTTAAAATCAATGGTAAATTTGAAAAACAGGTCGGCTATTATGATGCGTGGATCGAAAATACAGCAGGAAACCGTCTGACCTACATCCAACGGTATATATTAACCCACCCAAAAGATAATTCACAAATTTATGTCTTTGAAAATACGCTCGGAGGATTGGATTCCGTTTGTTTTACCGGACTTTTTTCAGAGAAATTGGAAACTAACGGTAATATCACTACGATAAACGACGAATCGTCGGATTCAGACATAGATTTTTCTGTAATCTACGAACAGAATACAGGCTATATTCCCACTTTTGAATATATTCATTGGCTTCGGGGTTTCTTTCTATCCTGTCAAAGGTACCATGTCACTGATTCTTTCCGGAAGATCTATATTGAAGAGTCAGAAAACACTTTCAAGCTAACAGAACTAAATAGTTATACATTCGAGTTTCGCTATTCTTTACAGAGTAAATATGATTTTGTCATCCGGAATCAAGAGATGCTCCCCGAATTACTCGAATTTCCGGCCGACAACGAACTTTTTTTTTTAGCTCCGCGATTATCTGAGTTTCCGATCGCCGCCATTGCTGACGATCTGGTATTACCGGCACAATTCTCTTTTGAAAACCAATGGCGGCGGATTTCCATAGCAGCAATTATTCAGGCAGCAATCAGTGCTTCCATCGATGCCACTCTGGATAATATCGACCTAACTGATTATTGGAAGAAAGAAGAATTAGTACGCGATGAACTTTACCTGAAATTTCTAGATAAAAAAATCAGTTCCGGCTATGCCGATAAAGCAGGTGATTCCGAAAAATGGAATGACAAACAAATGTTCGAACTTCTAGATCAGCCAGTCAGGAAAGAAGACAGCGTACAATTTAAAAAAGTAACAACTGATGAAATAATATCCGATAATTTTGTTTCAGGCCCTTTAGGGGAAGGGATGAACCTTATAAGGCGCGATAGTAGCGGCAAATCCTATCTGGAAATAGATAAGATATTCGCACGTTATAAAGCAGTATTTGCAGCACTCGAGATCAGAAAACTGACTTATGCCGGAGGAAATTATATTTTCTCTCCGGCAGGTGCAACCTGTACCATGGTTGAAGATAAAGAAGGCTTTTACCGTTGTTATTTTACTGCCGATGACGGAGAAAAAGCTGTGGAAAATCTGTTCCGCACCGATGATTTTGTGCAATGCCGGGAATCGAATATAAAATCAGGAACTTACAAAAATATCAGTAACCGGTATTATTGGCGGAGATGTATAGCAACCGGAGATGATTACATTGACCTCTCTAAATCAGATTGTGATACAGATAGTGATATCCCTGCAATCGGCGATTCCATGGTTACGATCGGAAATAAAACCGTTTCCGCCAGACAAAATGCGATAATAATTTCTGTATATGGTGAAGGATCACCATCCTTTATTCAGTATAAAGGGATAAATTCTTTCTCCCTGGAGGGCAAAGCAAAAATTATTATTTCCCCTGACCAGAATCGGTTTACAGGTAAATTTACATTCGAGACAGGAGAAGATGCAGAAGAGTCTATTAAAAATATATCTGAATCTGCAAAAGAACAAGGGATAATAGGTGGTAAAGAAGCAATAGATAACCTTCAGATCGGTTCCCAAAACCTCATATCCAAGAAAATGATGTTAAAGTGGAATGAGAAGAATAAGGATATAGCTGTATGGGGACAGGATGCTGATGGAGTGTATTTGGATATAGCACATAACTTATTGTACAATATAATGGGAGGTGATCAAAAAGATATTTTTGATGGTTCAATAAGATTTAAAGCTAACACACAATATGTTTTCTCCGTCGAATGGAAAGTAAATATTACAAGTGCTTCTAATGGGATATATTTTATTGTTTACTACACAGATGGAAGTAAGCATGATATCACATTGAGCGGTTCTCAAACTACAAAAAAACGCGTTGATTATATAACAGAACCTAATAAAACTATAGACCGGATATCTTCGAGTTATGGAACGGCTGCCATCAAGACATTATTATATAATATCTCCCTAATCGAGGGTAACAAGCCATTACGGGGTTTTCCGGTAGCAGAAGAAGATCAGACAGGCTCTAGTAACGTGAATCTGGCAGATGGAACAAAAGGACCGTTTACAATAGAGGCTGGAGCTGATAGGTATGCATTTAAAAAGCTGTATATACCTAAAATAAAACCGAATACGGTTTATTATGTAAATGCCAAAAATATAGAAATCTTATCCGGCAATATTGACAAGTGTGATTTTATTTTTTATAATAAATCTGTCAATTCTTGGATAACGACTACTTATCATCATCTTTATGACAAAAATGGAGGTGTTCTAATTACCAAAAATGATTTTGAAGCTCAGGAAGGCTATTTACTTTGTTATGCCGGAGAAGCGGGAGCAACAGCTGGGAATTCGGTTCGTTTTACAGAAGTAATGCTAGTGGAAGGCTTCTTTCCTGCTCAAGTATGGGCTCCTTCTTTCACAGAACAACAGACCGGTATAGACGCTGCAAATAGTGCCGCCAATGCAGCTCAGAATGCAGTAATGCAAGTAACCAAATCTCTTACAGAACTTACTGCAGAAAATGGTCAAATTAAGGCTAGTGTCAAAGAAGTATCCCAGAAAGTGGATACTGTAAAAACCGATGCAGAAGAATTTACCTTAAATAATAAAGGAAACGGAAACAATGTTGCTACAGCAATCACAGAAAGTTTTCGAATAGATGGAGGATATCATATTCTAAAATTAGGTGTAGGTAAAGCTGGAGATATATTTACACTATCCGTTGAAACGACAAAATTAGTATCTGCAGGCAGTCAAGCAGGTAAGCAAATGTTAATTTATACGGCAACGTCAACAGCCAGTACTTATGTTCTTGGACGTATAAATGCAACTTCATCAGTAAAACAAATCATAACATTCACCCTCCCTCAGAACATGAAAGATGATATTATGATTTGTGCAACAGAAGCATGGAGTGGAACAAACGACGTTACTAAGTTAAAGCTGGAATACGGAAATAAAACAACAGACTGGACTCCGTCGACAGAGGACCAAAATGCAATAACAAACAAAGCAAAGCAAGAAGCTATTGTTACTGCTGCTTCTGATGCCACAACAAAGGCCAACAATGCAAAACAACAAGCGATAACTTCTGCAGCTGCTGATGCCACCAACAAAGCTGATAAAGCAAAACAGGATGCAATCACTTCTGCTGCCGCCGATGCAACAACCAAGGCCGATGCGGCCAGGAATGCCGCAAAATCTTACACAGACGACAGAACCGAACCTCTCTGGAAAGGATGGATCGATGCATCCGCTTTGGATCAGACGAAGTATTATCCGGTAGTATTCTACTGTGAACCCGGACGTCGGTCGACAATAAGGCTTGAGGTTGCATTAAATTCAGGAGTCAAGCCCGGCTGGTCCACTCATGCCAGTGGTTTCTCTGTGCGTTGTGTCTGGTCTGTAAATGGAGGTGGCTGGGGGACAACCCCAATCGATAGAATTATAGATGATTTTGCTTATTCTTTTGCTAATGTCATTCCTGCGGGTGATGTCGGGCAGATGACCAACAGTTCGCGTGAGTATATTTATGTACGAGGGGGTGGTAAATACTACTTTGTCGCCACCAATACCGGTACCCCATTTCTGGTGACCTCTGATTATACAGCAAGCAATCAAACGATCAGTGTAAAAACTTCTGTAACAACACCTGCTATAACAAATGCCACCAAGACTGAAGTCTCTTCAGAAATAAAAGTAGTCAAAGGCCTGATCGAACAGAAGGTGGCAAAGACAGATTATGATAAGAATAATCAGGTCCTGAACCAATCTATAGGAAACCTGCAAACTTCCTATAACTCAATATCCGGCACAGTAAGCAGTCTTAATACCAGATTACAAACTGTAGAAAAGGCCGGATTTATTACTACTTCGCAGGGAAATACCCTTTACGCAGGTAAGAAGCTGGAGAATGGAAATGAGCTGATTTCCTATATTAATCAGGATGCAACAACCTTTGCCGTCAAGGCTAGTAAGATAAAATTAGAAGGCCTTGTTACCGCAAACGGGAATGTTCAGATTACAACAGAAGGTAAAATTATTGCCGTTAATGCTGAAATTACTGGGAAAATAACAGCTGGATCAGGTAAAATTGGAGGTTTTAATATATATACTGATTATATTGAAAATAATAGATTTAAACTTTCAGATGATATGATTTTATTCAAAAATGGAACCTCTAAAGTTGTGGTAGGTGTAAATCATAAATCTTTATCGGGTACATCATATCAACCGTTACTCTATTTATTTACTCCATCTTTGGCTAGTAATGAATCTTGTGCATATATGGAATGTAATGGTAACATTCTTGAATTATGTAAAAGGACCGAGGTAATAAATGCAAAAGGAACTGTAACTATCAATGGTGCTGTATATTTTAAAAATGTCACCCAAGCCCCTTCTTCAAATTATTACCTATGCATAGACAGATCAACCGGACGGTTATATTACAGATAAATTATAATAAAACATGGAAATCAATTATTTTATTACAGCCAGAGCTGAAGAAACGGTACAAGGTATCAATGTTTCTTTGGGAGCAGAATTTGCAAAAGGAACAGAACCCGAAATTATTTCGGCAACACTACAAGGGTATGTACAGAAGAATGTAAATCAAAGGTACATGAACGTAACAATTCATTATAATACAAAAGAGCATGATTTCGAGGATATTAACGGAGCTTTTATTGATACAGGATTCCTAACCCTGGTGATGCCGCTGATATCCGAATTTCATGAAAAAATCACCTCAACAATCACCTCATTATAATGACCAAAGATGAAATATAGTTTTGACCCCAAAGACGTAGCTGCAGTTGATATGTTAGGTAATAATTATATTCAATTGCTGGAAGAGAACCAAAATAAAGGCATTCATCAACTTATCGGAAATGCTGTGTATGTGTGCACAAACACAATCGAAATGCATGAGATTGCAAAAAAGATATTCGACGGGGAACCGGTGGATATGAATGAAAATGAGACTGAATTATTCAAAGCCTCAATCATGGATTCAACCTGGCATGTCTTTATTAAAAATGCTATTATCTCTGCCATTAAAAACAAATAAAAAGAGGTCGCCCACGCGACCTCAATACTAAATTTCCCAAGCATAACAACCCAAGCCAATCTTCTACAAGTTTACAGTAATTTCTATAGAATACAAAGAAATATAATAAATAAATGCCTGGAAATAAAAAAGTATTATCACAAATATCAAAAAATATGGAACAGTATATACATAAATGGTTATTATTTTCTGCAGGTGCAGTGACTGCCTATATGAGTGATATAATCGGAGTTGTAATCCTGTTTCTTATCCTGTTCATAGCCGATTTTATTTCCGGGTGCATGGCCAGTTTTCTGACCGGTAATAAAATTGAATCCTATCGGTTACGATGGAGTTTTGTCAAGACATTCTGTTATTTCGGGACATTTGTTTTCACGGTTATCTCTGGGCTGTGTCTCAATAAACTGTCGCTCTTCATTAACATTATGAAACTGGAAGTATATGTTGCCCTTTGGATTGAAGCAGTATCGATTACAGAGAATCTGATCAAGATCTTTCCCAGGGTGATATTCCTGGAATACATCCATTTCATGATTAGTACGGAATGGGTGAAGAAGATATCCGGCCTGACAAATTTTTTAAAAGAGAAAGGAGAAAAGAAATGAAACTGAGACTCGAACGGTTATATTTGAAACCGGATTACACAATCGGAAAACTGTACATAGACGGAAAATATTTTTGTGACACCCTGGAAGACCGGGTCCGGAATCTGACGAATGAAAAGAAGATTCCGGGACGGACGGCCATCCCAGCAGGGAGATATGAGGTGATTGTGAATATATCCCCTAAATTCTGCCGTAAACTACCTCGTTTACTGAATGTGCCCGGGTTTGAAGGAATCCTGATTCATCGGGGGAATACGCCGGAGGATACTGCCGGCTGTATTCTGGTAGGTGAAAACCGGGAGCGGGGTAAGGTCATCAACTCGACCCGGTATGAAGTACAGCTTACCGGAATACTCGGGAGGGTACAGGAAAAAGGGGGAAAAATAACCATTGAAATCATACAGCCATGACAAAGTATCTGCTATTTACGATCCTTGTTCTGGCCGCTTTCCTGGCGGTTTCTGTAAAGAGCTGCCAGGATATCCGGACGGACCGGAACCGGTTATCGGATAATCAGCGTACATTACTTGCTGATATCGAATTTTACCGGACAAAGGATAGCCTGAGTGTTGCCACTGTAGAGTGCCTGACATTGACGAACCGGGAATTTCGGAAATACGCCGACGAACTAAAGAAAACCGTAGAGGAACTTAATTTAAAGGTAAAACATCTCCAGTCTGCCAGCCAGTCCGCTACCGAAACCAAATACCTGGTAAAAACAGAAATCCGGGACAGCATAATCATTCGGCCTGGCAAGGATCCTGATACCTTGAGTCGCATTGACTTTCAGGATCCTTACCTTACTTTTTCCGGCAGTATCACCGGAAAGCAATTCTCCGGACTTATCCAAAGCCGAGACACTATTATTCAACTGATCCATCGCATTCCTCGTCGGTTTTGGTTCATACGTTGGGGTACAAAAGCAATCCGGCAGGAAATAGTAAGCCGGAATCCCTATAGCCAGATCGCTTACACGGAATATATCGAGCTAAAAAGGTTATAAACTATCCAGCTCGGTTACTTAATGTCATGAAAATAATTTATATTTGTAGCGATGCGGGAGCGCATCTTTTGTTTGATACTTTTTGTGAATGTTTATTTTTCTATCTGAGAAACCGCGAATTTTGAAGATGAAACAAGAAAAAATAAACTGGAACATCACGTATACCCTTACGTGGTCGGGTTCAGTTATTCTTGTTTCAGGCTTCGCGGTTCTGTCAGATAGGTAAATTGACTCGGCCGCGTTTTTTTATGTGTTAAAATAAGAAGAATACAAATAAAAACCAATCTCCCAGATTAAGGAGTCGGCTATTGGTTTTTGAGAGGACTCATAACAGTCCTCTTTTTCCCAAATAATCTAATAATAAATAATTTTTAAACTTATATATACAGACTTAAAGAATAGAACGCATAGGAAAAAACATGGAAGATAATACAATTACAATCTATCGAGACACGGAAACTTATCCTGGATCTCCTTATTCACCACGCCTAATTTATGTTTCAAATAAATCTCCGTTGTTTGAACCGATGTATGTCCGTTCTGATCACGGAGAGCCAGCATGTTGATATCGCTGTCTGCCGCCAATGAATTACCGGTATGCTTCCAGCTGTAAAGCTTATAACTGTCCGGCATATTCAACGTTTTCCGGAAACCGTTAAAACGGTTTTTCAGATTATTCTTCCCCAAACATACCGGCCCGGGCCGGCATTCCTTCCCGAAGACGTAATGATCCGGATTATATTTCTGCAATTGATACTGATTCCTTAATTTCAACAGAAAATGCCGGGGAATGGTTGCATACCGTTCCCGGTTCGTCTTCGCCCTGAACCGGTCGACATTAATCAATCCCCTCGCGAAATCGATATCCCGGATCCTTAACAGCCGTAATTCTTTCCCTGGCCGGAGGAAACAATAAGTCTGAAATTCAATGGCCATCCACAATTGCGGGTCTTTCACGGAGATCGTATCCCGGAAAGTTTCGATATCCCAGGCAGCGATCGGACGCGGTGCCATATCTTTATCGGCACCATGTGGAACATTGTAAACCGGATTCTCAAGTATGCGGCCTGTACTCTTCACCCACTCAAACATCTGGCTGACGATCTGTCTGTAATCGGATATAGTCCCGTCAGCCAGACCTTTTTCTTTGACCAGGTAATTGAAGAATTGCAATATCCTGGCATTGTCAAAAGCCGTGATATCGATCTGTCCGTATTTGGCTTCCGACCATATTGTCAGCATCCGCAATTTACTGACATAACATTGAATCGTTTTAGGTTCAAGCACGCCGGACGATCGTTTGACTTCAATAAATTGCGAGGCCAGGCGTCTGAAAGTAGCATTTGCAGCTTTTTGCTTTCCATAAATTTCAGCCACAGTTTTATACTGAAGCTGATCTTCATAAATAGCTTCTTTATCATCCAGAAACGGCGACCATCCCCGTTTCAGCTTTTCGGTCAGTTCCCGGATCTGCTGTCCGGCACATCTCCTCCGTTCCGTCTCCTCCGCTTGCGACAATCCTGAATGCTCCCTAAAACGCTTCATCTTATCCGTCCGCGGATCACGGACAGAATAATAAATAAACCATTTTTTTGACAAATCCCCGCCGGCATCATTCAATTTCGGCAGGATCACTATTTTTTTCCTTTTCAT